CCATGTCAGACACTATATCCAATTCTGAAGAAAACCCTACATTACAACCAACTAATAATGATATAGATGACCCCGTTGGAGATAAAACTTTACCCAAAGATCATCCATATTACAATATTCCGATCAATTTCAATGTTATAACACCTAGCTATACTGATAATATAGAATATCGCAAAGCATTACAAGAATTGTGTTTTTTACGCTATCCTGATACTTTTCCGGCCGGCGATTATCCAGAAGGAACTGACCCCGAATTGTGTCACGAAATGACATATGATTTGGAAAATATGACATATGCCCTAGATTTTATATGGCACAATACGCGACAACAATCACTATTTGTTGAATTATATAAATTGGCGGCTGTAGAAATGATGACTGAAGATTTGGAAGTAGGTTTAGCTATATTGTTTTCTTATGATTATTTACGGTATTTTTATCCTGTATTTCGCGAATATATGATTTTAAATGAACGGTTCGATGAACACCATCCTTGTTATATTCGATTAAAACGAATATTGCAAAATTGACAAAACAAAATAAATATATATGCTATAGTATGACTTCCACTAGAACTAAAAATACCCCCGGAAATTATGATTTAGAACAATGGTCGTATGATAGAAATGTTACTTGGTGCACTGCTGAATATCGAGGCCCTCCTCCTCAAACGAACTTGCCTGGAAATGGATTGTTGGCCGGAAATGTGTCTAGAACACAATTGTCGGCCAACTCTTGTGATATAGAATCTATGTTGCGCGGAATTGGTTCCACCAATTTAGTTTCTCCTCAAGAACCAATTGTAGCACAAATCAATGAAATACCGTCTCTCAATATTTGCACAAAAATACCACTATTGATTCCATCAAACTTGACTGTTCAACCTAATCAGAGACCACTGTTTAATTAAACTTTACAACAATCTTTACGCTTTCTTTTTTAATACATTTGCACGCTGAAACCGACAATTCTTCTCGTTTCTTACGCGTTTTATCATTTTGTTGTATATTTTCTTTAGTATCTAAAGAAAACTTACGTTTCGATGTGCTATTTCGTGCATTCATATCATTTTCTATTTCTACATAGTTGGTCTTTATATAATCAATGATTTTGTTCTCTATAGCCCATTTGAAGAAATTGAGTTGGCCGATGGTTGTCTCCATATATTTTTCATCGTCATATGGAATAGATATCCGTTCCCATCTACAAAACGGGTCGAATCGTTTTTTGGAATACGCCTTTAGTTTGAGTTTATAATCATTGTATACTTTGAACCGGGTTATTTCAATTGAGCCACTGACTCGCTGCACCGGCAAATCGTATATAGTATAGTATTTTTTGGCAAAATTGGTTACAAACCAATCCACAATGCGGAGCGATATCTTGGATTCGCCATTGATGATGTTCATCATTTTGTTTATGTTCTCCTTATCACCATAGAACTCCATTAGATTTCGCATCAAAAGATCATTTTGAGTATTTGATTGAATAGTTGCAATAGATGACATTGTATGAATGGTTTATTAAGCATTTTTTATATAGATTTATACGAATTATTATTATTTGTTTTTGTTTTATAATAATAATGATTCTTCCTAAATAACATAAAAGTAGTGGGGATATTGTTCATATATACAAATGTCTATGGAATCCGTCAATGTTTTTATTGAAATCGCTAAAGGTTCTCATATTAAGTATGAATATGACAAGGAAAAACGGGCGCTAGTATGCGATAGAATATTGCATACTCCATTCAAATACGAGTTTAATTATGGATTTATTCCGGATACTTTGAGTATGGATGGCGACCCCATTGATGCGGTTATTATTATGGACGATGAATTAGTCCCGGGGTGCTATATCGATTGTAAAATCATCGGGGTTTTGGAAACCGAAGACGATGCCGGAGTGGATCCTAAATTGATTATGTGTCCTTCGACCAAAGTCGATCCCACTTATTTGCATATATGTGATATTACCGATTTGCCTAAAATGACTTTGGAGAAAATCCGGTATTTCTTTATGCATTACAAAGATTTGGAGAACAAGCGGGTCATTGTGGGCGATTTTAAGGGTAGAGAAGAAGCTATAGCGATTTACAAGAGTGGTATTTGTTTATAATGAGTAGGTATCAAATTTGGGATATAAAGAAATTAGAGAAATAAAACGAAAAATAGTATGACAGATTCGAGAAATCGGGATTAGAGGAACTCCTATGGCTTCGCTTCTAGAGTTTCCGCGATATCCTACCGCTACCCGAATGGGGTCCGGATATCTTCGCACTTTGTTTTTATAAATAATAACTATTTTATTATTTATATATTATTTGTAACGTTTGTAATTTATTATGGGTCATGAGTATCTGGCTAGCACATCAAATAAATATTTTAATTTGAGTATGCCACACCAGCCCAAATACTCCTCTTAATTTCTTAAGAGGTTGGACTGTATCTTAAGTCTACTCCGGCTGCTTAAACCATCATTGTAAACCAACTACCATTCAGTCTCTGAGAATCTGTCATATCCTAGCATAGCGGACTTAGACATAATCCTGCGGATTGCCCAATCCTTAACATTTTTACCATACCCAAGTTCTATTCTTGGCCATGTGTAGGTTTCCCGGACACATTTGGTAGTTAAGGCTCTAAGGGGTTTCCCGCAACGGGTAATTTTGCAAAGAGTTTTTTTCTCTTCACTAGCACTAGACTTATAATCCAGGAGTCAAAACGAAGTTCCCATTAGCATTGCCTGGTTGCTAATGGCGTAGTACTTTTCTGCACAGATGAAACGATACATTAGATTAAGATGAAACAATCCAAGTATCAATTCGTTTATGCCACTCATGACGCGTAAAACGTTGTAATTGACCGCATACACACGGACCTTAGCAGTGTTGGTTCCCGAAACAGCTGCAGCAGAAAGGACAAGCTGGAGGGTAGCATTGTCAATTCTGGAGAAGTTGCAGGTTCCTGATGGTTGGTGTTCCTCAGGGCGCAGGGCGAAGGAATACACGTTGATACCAGTGTCGGGGTTGCGGGTGTGGTGTTGGAAGGGTTGCACGACATCGAAGTAAGAACCCTCACGCTCAGAGAAGCGGTCTTGGCCGTTGAGCTGCAACTTGGCAGTGACAACGGGGTTCTCGCCCCAGCAGTGCATATCAAGGGCAGTCTCAGCAAGCACGAAGGTGCCGGCATCGGAGAGACCAGAGGTGGAAAGGGCACCTCCTTCTTGGGCGAAGTCTCCTCCCCAGTTGGCAGTAGCGTTACCAGAGGCAGCATCCATAGCACCTCCCATCTGGAAAAGACCAGATGCAGTGATGAATGCAGTTGATCCAGAGGTCTCAGCAGGGCCACCAAAAGCGTGGATGGCATTGGGAAGAGCATCAATGGAATCAGTGTAGTTGAAGGGTTGAGCACCGAGGGTCTTGAAGAGGGTGGATTGACCCTCCAAAGATGAGCAATAGTCAACGTTGGCATCGGGTTGAACAACCCAGATGAGCTCCTTGACGGGGTGGTTGAAGTTCAACTTGATCTTGTTACTGGAAGATCCGACAGACTCATCTCCAGTGAATTGGAGCTGCTCAATCAAATACTCGTGGGGGTTCTGGGCCATCTTGCGGCGTTCGTCAGTGTCAAGGAAGACATAGTCGACGTAGAGAGAGGCAGCAACCAGAGAGGATTGGTAAGCGGTGGGGACAGACAGGGTTCCAGCAACAGAGCCAAGGGTCTTGACAGCCCACAAGCACTCACCAATAGGGCGGAAATCAATGTTGATCTTGACTTCGTGGTATTGGAGAGCAATCAAGGGGAGAGCAAGGCCGGGATTGCGGTTGAACCAGAAAAGGAGAGGAATGTAAAGAGTTGTCTCAGGCAAAGCATTGCGAGGAGCGCACACTTGGGCAGGGCCACCATTGGCAGCACAAGGTCCAGAGACGTTGGCGAACGAGGGGTCAGTGATGTAGGTAAGTTGAGTGGTGTTTCCAATCATCTTGAAGTAACCCACCTTTTGCTCACTGGTCATAGTGAGTTGGTTCCAGATGTGCATCCAGTCACCGAATTGACGGTCAATGGGTTGGCCACCAATCTCAACCTCAACTTGGGAAATGAGTTGCTCACCAATGAAGTCCAACCAACGGGCATACACTCCGTCATTGTTGGAGCCACTGGAGGGCTTCATTCCTTGGTTAATCTCAGGGAGAGTAACCTGGAGGTAGGTGCGGTAAGCAAGATCTCCGTTTCTGGAGATGGTGCAGGTAACTCGGCGACC